CCACAGTGTTCAGCCGAGTGATGTAGCGTCACGGCGAGCGTTGCGCCGGTGGGCGAAGCCGGTACAATGGCACCACATCGACTAGGTAAGGCTTTCGCGTTTCGCGAAACCCGAAACGTACCGAAAAAGATACGGTTTTCGTCGCCTTTCGCATACGATTTGGATAGAAGAAATAGCCAGCTTTTCTGTCACAAAACATGACGCTTCCCAACGAACGAACGGTCGCCGTCTGCCGCACGCGGGACTTCCTCCACCGCCTCGCCTCGCCATACGGCGGCGGGATCAAGGGCATACCGAAGGCCGTCCGCGAGGAGGCCCGCAGGCTGGCACGGCATTACCCGCACTGGTTCGACCTGGGCGCGGCCGACGCATTCGACGCCGACGCGGCCATGCGGTGCGGCGAGCAGGAGGGCGACGGCGCATGGTTGCGGGAAACTGGCGGAAAGTGACAGTGCGCTACAGCGAAAAGGTAGGGAACTAATGAAATACGACTGCGACAAGGTGATCCGCGTTTCTCTCGCCATTGAACACCATGACGAGGAGATGGAAGAGCGGGTCAAGGAAGTTTCTGGCTGGACTCGCGGAGAAAAGGCCGCCCTCCCCTGGTGTGTTGGCGTTCATGTGAGCGCGGCACTAGAGCGACTGTTCACCAATCCGGCAGAACTGAAGGAAGCCATAGAGGCAATCATCAACTGCCACGACGAGACGGTTTATTCGCGGAAAGCGGACTGACGGCACTACAGAGCGAAAGTAGAGACGCGCTCATTTGTTGATGGTCGTTGACGGCGATTGAATTCGGGAAATCAGCTTGCCAGACACGCTGGGGGCTGTATTGTGTCAGCACCTGAAAGGAGGGTGCATGGCAACCAAGTGCAAGCAGACGGACGAGGGCGACATCTTCTGCAAGGAGATGATGGACGCCGTTGAGGCGAACACCGTAAAGCGGTGGGAGGAACTGTGGAGCAGGTGGCTCATCTGTCGCTTCGACAAACTGCGGGATCAGTTTGAGATCGAAGGCGGATTCTGGAACGCCGAAACAGAGGGGCTTTGCGTTTACGCCCACCACGACGAAATGACCGACGCAGAGTTGGGGGGTGCTGGCGACGTGACGCCGAGAGCATCCCTTGAGGACGTGATCGCCTCATACTTTGAACTGGAAGATGCCGACGTTGCCGAGAAGGAAATCCGAGCCGCTGTGGAGCGTGGAATCCAGAAGGGCAAGGCGAACGCGGAGTGAATGACGCTACACATTGAGAGTCACGCCATGCCAGACCGCGTCGAGCGGTGGCGGCCGCACAAGATGCGGCACACCCACACGAAGGAGCGAGCCCACTACCTGACCGCAGACTGGCGGGCCAAGCGGCAGCGGATCCTCCTCCGAGACGCCTACGTCTGCCGCGACTGCGGCCGCGTCACGTCGGGCCAGGCAGCCCACGTCGATCACGTCGTCCCGCTCGAGGACGGCGGCACCGATGCCGACGAGAACCTCGCCTGTCGCTGTGCTGCCTGCCACGGCAGGAAGACCAGGGCCGAGCAACGCCGACGCGGTGTTTTGTAGCTCTTGAGTCAGGCTGCGGATCGTTTCTCTTCCGTGCATGGATGGCACGGAAGCCAGGCGAGCTTGCGAGCGAGAGAGGAAACGCCGGACAAGGGCCGCCGGCGTTCGGTGCGTGTGCGTGCAGTGTTCCGTAGAGTTCCTGTCGACCACTTGCAACGCCAAGTATTGCAGTCACTGCACAACCAATCGGGCCGGAACATGCGAGGATTGCGGGGGCGGCTTTCTGTTTCGCTGCCGAAGAGGGGCTGTTCCGAGGAGGTGCAAGGATTGCTCTGCGTCTCGCGCTAGGAAGCTGAAACGAAAGTATCTGCAAAGAAACCCTCGTGAGAAAAGGACCACATCTTCAAGGGTCGAGCAGTGCAAGCGGTGTCGGTCGCAATTCTCTTGCCGCAGCCGAGGGCCGGCCCCGCAGTTGTGCGAGGCATGTCGAGGCGAGGTCGGCTCTCTCTGTGTCCACAGGGTCGAGTGCAAGCAGTGCAAGAGGGTTACATGGAAGCGACTTTCAGGTGAGTTTTGCTCGCGGGCGTGCCATGCAGATCACGAAAGGCGGCGTGGCTACGAGCATCCATGTAAGCAATGCGGCAAGCCCTTTCGGTGCCAGCCTTCTGATGTTCGGGTTGGTCGATCTTACTGCTCTGACCAATGCAGGGAGGTCGCATGGAATCAGGTCAAGACGTGTACCTGCCTGGTGTGCGGCGAAAAGTTCGCACCGAAGCACAATACTGCCAATAAGTGCTGTTCTCGGGAGTGCGGATGGAAGCTCAGGTCTCTGGCGACTGCGGCAAGTAGGTCGTTGCGGAATGTTCGCGATTGGGTAAAGAGGATTCAGCGAAAGTACATAAGAGAGCAAAGGCGTAAAGCCGCAGAATCCGCCAATGAAGAGAAGCGCATGTCGCTTCGTCCGTGCGTTCGGTGCGGGAAATTGTTCGTGAATGGACGCGATAAGCTGTGCTCCACGGAGTGCAGGAAGGAATCACGTCGCATCAACAAGAGGTGCGGAAGCAAAAGGAAGATAGCCAGCTCGCATGCAGATCGCTGTGCGATTCGTGGCCTCCCGTGCGACAGCTCTGTAACGAAGAGTTTTGTTCACGAACGCGATGGCTGGAAGTGCATGCTATGCGGCGAGCAGACAGTGCAGGGCGACAGGAGGAAGGCTCCCACTCTCGGCCATATCGTGCCGCTCAACAACCCGCTGAACCTGACTCATGGGCACGTTGCGAGTAATACGTTTACTAACTGCGCGTCGTGCAATGGTAAGCAAGGGAACGCAGTCATCATCGACGGCCACCAGAACTATGCCGACCCTCGCGCTGCGTACCTGGAGCACATAGCGAGGACGGGGTACCCCCTGCGGAGCGCTTGCCACGACGCGGAAAGCCCCAAGGCGCTTCGGCGCGAATTTCTGACCGGATTTCCAGAAAACGGAGCAAGCCATGGGCCGCCGCGGACGATTGCCTGACCCAAACTCGAAGCGGTCGCAGGCCGCAATGGCCCGCGTGAAACAGATCGCAGCCACGGCCCCGCGGCCATCGACATCGACGCCGGCCGCTGACCTGGCCCCGCCCGACTCCGTGACGAAGGTCCCGTCCGCGCTCGCCTTCTGGGACCGGAACGCCCCGATCCTCCAGGCCGACGGCCGCCTCCGGGCCGAGCAGCTCGACGCCTTCGCGATCCTCTGCCGCCTCCACGCCGAGATCGAGCAGCTCGCCGACCAGGTCGCCTCCGAGGGGTGGATCACGGCCACCGACAAGGGCCAGGCCGCCAGCCCGGTCGCGAAGCTGCTCCGCGATGCCCGCCGGGACTTCGTCGCGCTCGCCAGGGACTACGGACTAACGGCGGCGGCCGCTGCCCGCATACCGCAAGAGGTGATGGATGGCGAAGAAGAAGACGACGACCCGGAAGCCGCGGTCCTCGCGAAGCTCTCGATCCGCGGCGTCTGAGGCCGCGCCGATCGCCCCGACGAAGCGGCCGGAGTACGTCCCCGGCTACGAGTGGGACGAGGCCGCGGCCAACGCGCCGTGCCAGTTCATCGAGACGCTCTGCCGGCATCCCGACGAGCGCGGCGGCGAGCCGCGCCGGATCGAGCTCGTCGAGTGGCAGAAGGAGCGGGTCCTCCGGCCGCTCTTCGGCTGGCGTCGCGCCGACGGCCGGCTCCGGTTCCGGCGGGCCGGAATCTTCGTGCCGAAGAAGAACCGTAAGTCGAGCCTGATGTCGCAGCTCGCTCAATACATGGCGACCTGTCACGCCCCGGCCCAGGACGTGTTCCTCGCAGCGAACGACCGACTACAAGCCCGCACGATGTACCGCATGGTCCGGCAGTCGGTCGAGGCTTCGCCGAAGTTGTCGAAGCTGCTCGAGGTCGTCGACTCGCGGTCGATCATTCGGAACCGCGAGACCGGGAAGGAGATCCGCTGTCTCTCCTCCGACTCGTGGCGAAACGAAGGCTTGAACGGTTCGGTGATCCTGGACGAGATCCACAGCTTCCGCTCGCCGGACCTCGTCGATGCCCTCATCTACGCCACGCGCGGCACGGCGAACGGCCTCGTGATCTCGATCTCGACGGCGGGCTCCGACCGGAACGGCATCGGCTGGCGATGGTGGCAGGACTGCGAGCTCGTGATCAAGGACCCGAAGGCGAACCCGACATTCCTCGGTCTGATCTACGCCGCGGCCGAGGACGATGACTTCTCCGACCCGAAGGTCTGGCGGAAGGCAAACCCGTCGATGGGCATCGCGTTTCCCGAGGACGAGTTCGCGGCCGACTACCAGGACGCGACGACCGACCCGCGGAAGATGTCGAAGTTCCTCCGCTACTCGCTGAACGTCTGGCAGGCCGGCGACTCGCGCTGGTTCGTCGGGCCGATCGACTGGTCGGCCTGCGGCTCCGGGCCGGCCGAGCCGACCGCCGGCCGGCCGTGCTGGGTCGGCGTCGACCTCGCGTCAAATCTCGACATGACGGCGGCCGCCTTCGTCTTCAAAGAACGCGACGGCAGCTACGCCGTCGAGTGGCGATACTGGGTCCCACGCGAGACCGTGGCCGACCGCGTCCGCGAAGGGATCCCCTACGATGCCTGGATCCGCGACGGCTGGGTGACGGTGACGGACGGCCACCGGCTCGACCACGAGGCGGTCGCCCGCGACATCGTGGCCTTCGGCGAGCGGCACGAGATCCGGGCCGTCGGCGTCGACCCGTGGCAGGCCGGGGCCCTGGAGACGCTGCTCCAGCGCGAAGGGCTCACGGTGAAGGACATCCCGCAGCGAACGGGCTACCTCAACGCGCCCTGTAAGCTCCTCGAGGCCCTGGTCGTCGAGAAGCGGCTCCGGCACGGCGGCAACCCGGTCGCGGCGTGGAACGCTAACAACGTCTGCGTCTACACCGACGCGACCGGCATGATCAAACCGGACAAGGCGAAGAGTACGGAGAAGATCGACGGCATCGCCGCGCTCGTGAACGCCCTGGCCCTGGCCTCGACCGACGAGGACGACGGCGCGGCCGGCAGCCTCGACGACTACCGGATCCGCGTCCTCTGACGCCGTGCGGCCGGTTCAAGCAACCGCCGCGGCCCCGGACACTGGTTCGCTCCGGGAGCCTCCACGCGCCCGGCCTCCGGACTCTCCGCCATGCCACGCGCCAAGGCCGCGACGAAGCGAACGACACGCCGGACCGCGAGCCGACCCCGCCGGGCTTCGTTCCAGGGGGCCCACACGATCACGCTCCGCGGCAGCCTGACCGACCCCGGCATCTGGGGCCACGCCTGGCAGTCGCACATCGGGCCCGAGACCGCCATCCGCGTGACGTCGATCCTCGGCGTCGTGAGATGGATCGCCCAGGCCGTGGCAGTAATGCCGGTCCATGTGATGCGGCAGCAGGCCGACGGCCGCCGCATCCACGCCGATCTGCCCTGCGGCTACACGCTGCGGAAGCGGCCCAACCCGTGGCAGTCGGCCTATGACTTCTATCAGCTCATCGCCTACTGGACCGCCCTCCACGGCAACGCTTTCGCCCGCGTGATGCCTGGCGAGCGCGGCTGGTGTTCCGAGCTGCGGCCGATGCACCCGACGCGAGTCAAGGTCCACCGGCACACCGACTACACGGTCTCCTATGAGTTCCTCGACGAGTCGCACGTCTGGCGACCGCTGCGGCAGGAAGAGGTGTTTCACTGGCGGTGGCTGTCCGACAACGGCCTCGTCGGCATGGCCCCGCCGGAGCTCTGCTCGACGTCGATCGCCCTGGCCCGCAAGCTCGACGCCGCGGCGACCTCGTTCTGGGACAACTCCGCGCGGCCCGACATGGTGCTGGAGACCGACGAGAAGATTCCGGACGAGGCGGTCGACGCTCTTCGCGAAGCTCTCCGTGAGGTCTACGGCGGCGCGGGCAACCGCGGGAAGACGGCGGTCCTCCCGAAGAAGACGCGACTGAAGCCGATCGAGTCGAACAGCATGGAGGCGAACCAGTTCCAGGAGCTGCGGGACGCGATCCTCCCGGATGTCTGCCGATGCTGGGGCGTCCCCTCGACGCTGCTCGGCGACGCACGCATGGCCCGATGGTCCAACGTCGAGCAGGAGCATCTCTCCGCTCAGGTGTGGTGCCTCCTCCCGTGGATGCGACGCATGGAGGGGCCGCTCGACATGGCCCTCCAGCCGGTCTACGGCGAGGAGGTCTACGCCAAATTCGACAACCGCGGCCTACTCCGCGGCGACACGGCGAGCCGCGTCAGCCTGTATCAGTCGATGTTCAATATGGGGGCGCTGGCTCCAAACGAGCTCCGCGACCTCGAGGACTTCGACCTCCTCGAGGATCCGGCCGCGAACCAGACCTACATGCAGCTCGGTTTCTCGACGCTCGCAGCCGCGGCCGCCCAGGCCGGGGCCGCAGGCGGCGAGCCGACGCCGGCCGCCGACGAGGCCGCGCCGGTCGAGCCGCAGCCGGCCGAGCAGCAGCCGGTGGCCGATGCCCAGGCCGGCGGCGGCGTCGACCTCCAGGCGACCGCCCTCAACGGTGCCCAAGTGACCGCGCTCCTCCAGGTCCTGTCGCAAGTGTCGGCCGGTGCTCTGGAGAACGACGCGGCCGTCGCTCTGATCACGTCCGCCTTCCCGACCGTCTCCGCAGACCTGGCCCGGCAGATGGTGGCCGGGGCCGTGCCGATGCCGCAGCAGGACACGCCGCCAGCAGGAGGGCCAACAGATGCTTGACCTTGAACGCCGGTTCTACGCGATCGTCGAAGACGAGACCGAAGAGGCCACCATCGAAATCCGCGGCGACGAGTCGCCGAAGATTCGCGGCCTGGCTGCCGCCTACCAGAAGTGGTCGCTCGACCTCGGAGGCTTTCGGGAAGTCATCGAGCCCGGCGCGTTTGACCGCGTCCTGTCGAAGCGGAAGCTCGACGTGGTGGCGCTCTTCGATCACGAAGGCCAGCCGCTGGGGCGGACGCTGTCCGGGACGCTGCGCCTCGCGACCGACGAGCGCGGCCTGAACTACGAGATCGACCCGCCCGATACGCAGCTCGGCCGCGACGTGACGACCCTCATCCGTCGGCGCGACCTGTTCGGCAGCTCATTCGCCTTCACGGTCGACCCGAAGAAGGGCGAGACATGGGGCCAGGACGAGAGAGGGATCGCGACGCGGACGATCCACGAGTTCTCCGGCCTGTTCGATGTTTCGGTCGTCACGCACGCCGCCTACGGAAACGCGACGAGCGTAGCCGTCCGGTCGCTGGAGAAGTGGCGAGCCGAGAACCTCACGGCCGCCGAGCAGCGCGACATTGCCGAGAGGTCCGAGGCTGTTCGTGTGGACCGCCTCGCCGGCGCGAAAGCCGCCGCCGCGGCCGCCGTCGCGAGGATGCGAGCCCATGCCGGCTAGCTGTTCAAAGTGCGGCGGCCGCTGCCGCGTCGAGTCGAGCAAGCGGGCCGGCGACCGCCAGGTCCGCTACGTCGAGTGCCAGTGCTGCCGCGAGCGCCGCCGCCAGGTGGTGCCGGCCGATACCGTCTGGAGAAGGAAGCGATGATCGCCGAAGCCCCAGTCGCCGCCGCGTCGAGCGTGGCTGGCATGTTCGACAAGGTGAAGGCCTACATCGCCACAGCCCAGTCGGCCGCCGCCGACGGCCTGACGTGGGCCGAGTTCGGCGAGCTGATGGTGGCCCTCGTGCGGCTGCTCGTCGAAAGCCTCGACGCCGTCTCCGTCCTGACCGGCCCGCAGAAGAAGGCGATGGTCCTGGAGGCCGTCGGCCTGCTGTTCGACGCCGTGGCCGACCAGGCGGTTCCGGCCTACCTCTACCCGCTCTGGCTGCTCGCCAGGCCCGCCGTCCGGCAGCTCGTGGTGGCGCTCGCCGCCGGGGCCGTCGAGCAGATCCTCCCGCTCGTGAGGGCATGACATGAACTGGCTCGTCGTTCTCCTGGCGGCCGGGGCCGCCTACGCCCTCGCCGGCCCCCAGGTGCTCGAGCAGATCCGGAAGGCCGCCGGCCTGGTCAACCTCCCGCAGCTCGAGCGGCGTCACATGATCGGCGCGGCCCTGCTGGCGGCCGCCGCCATCGCGTGGCAGTCGAGCAGCTCGTCGGCCCCGCAGCCGACCCCGGCCCCCGGCCCCGCCCCCGATGCCGAGCTCGTCCTCCGCGGGACGTTCGTCGGGCCCGATGCCTCGGTCGATGCCGCCACGATCTCCGCCATGTTCGACGAGCTCGCGGCCGAGGTCGAGTGGGATGCGATGCAAGTCGAGCCGCTGATCCGGACCGGCGTCGCGTTCGACGACCTCCGCGTCCGGGCCTTCGACCTCCGGCTTCGCGGCCAGTCGCTGGGCGAGCGATACCCGCGGGCCCGCTCTGCGATCAAGGACTACCTCGACCGGACCGCCGGCACGTCGGGCGGGCCGCTGACGCCGGCCCAGCGGTCGGCCTGGGTCTCTGCCTACCGCACAGTCGCGAGGGCCGCCGCCGATGCAACGCGATAGACATCTCGTCCGGTGGCTCGTCTTCGCCGCGCTCCTGGGCGTGGCGGCCGTCGCGGTGGTCGAAGGACTCAGCCGCGGCCCGCAGCCGGTCGCCTGGCTCGGCGACGGCGACGAGAACTTCGGCTACACGCCAAACCCGGAAGGCGTCGAGCGGTTCCTCGAGGAGCTGCCCCAGCCGCTGTTCCGGGATGCTGGGGCCGAGGCGGTCCGCGAGGCGAAGGGCGTCGACACGTTCCTCTATCGGTCCGCGTACAAGGCTCACCAGGCCCTCTACGGCCGGCCGTGGGTGGTCGAGCGGCAGGGCATTGGGGACTGTGTCTCGTGGGGGTGGGCCCATGGAATTTTTGTGGCCCAGGCGATCGACTGGGAGACAGGCCGGCTCGCCAACCCGCCGCCGTTCCCGAGTACCGAAGCGATCTACGGCGGGTCGCGCGTCGAGGCCCGCGGCCGCTCCGGCGACGGCAGCTCGCCGGTAGGTGGCTGGAGCGACGGCAGCTACGGCGCGGCCGCCGCCCGATGGGTCCGCGACTGGGGCGTGATCTACCGCTCCGAGATCGGCGGCCACGACCTCCGCGTCTATTCCGCAGACCGGGCGAAGAAGTGGGGAGCCTACGGCAACGGCGGCCAGGGCGACGGCGGCAGGCTCGACCAGCTCGCGAAGAAACACCCGGCCCAGTATGTCGCGATGGTCACGACCTGGGCCGAGGCCGCGGCCGCGATCGAATCGGGCTTCCCGATCCCGGTCGCGTCGATGCAAGGATTCGCGTCGCAGACCGACCAGCACGGCTACGCGGCCGCCTCCGGCCAGTGGGCACACCAGATGGTCTTCATAGCCGTCCGATACCAGAAGAACGGCAGTCCCTCCGATGCCCTGCTCTGCCTCAACTCGTGGGGCCCGAAGTGGATCACCTACAAGGGCAAGTTCCCGGCCGACCAGCCGGACGGCTCGTTCTGGGTGGCGCGGTCCACCGTCGAGCGGATGCTCGGCCAGAAGGACTCCTTCGCGGTCGGCTCCGTCGCCGGCTTCGGCTGGCGTGACCTCGACAACGGCGGGTTTCTGATGCCGGCCCCGCCCGAGATCCGCAAGCCTGTTTCCGTTCCCAGCGTCGCCAACCTCTTCGGGATCGCGCCATGAAGATCGACCGCCAGACCCTACTCGTCCTCGCCGCCGCCTTCGCTATCGGCTATTGGCTCGCCGGCCAGCCGGACCAGGCACCGCCCCGCCCCGACCGGCCGGTCCTCACATGGATCGCCCGCGCGGCGAAGTCGCTCCTGTGGGTGGCGGTGTTCGCGGAGCCGGCCCCGGCAGCGGCCGCCGACACCAGGACGGTCCAGCACGCGATCGGGGCCGACGGCTATCCGGTGGTCGATCACTCGCGGGGGCTCTGATCTATGAGGCTCTGGAACTGGCTGATCGCGTTCCTCGTCTGGCTGTCGGCCGACCCGGCCGCCATCGACCGCGAGTCCCCGCGGGCCGCGGCCGCAGTGTCGGCGGCGCGGGCGTCGATGCTGCTCGAGGTCGCCCCGCCGCCGGGCCCAACGCCGTCGGCCTGCGACTGCGGCCAGACATGCGTCCGCGGGACGTGGAAGCCGGACGGCAGGATCCCGCAGGCCTGCAAGTGCGACTGCAAGCGCTGCGTCGCGGAGCGTGCGAAGGCCTCGCCGCCCTGCCCCGATGGTCGCTGCCCAAACGTCCTACGGTAGGGCCGCGGAAGTTCAAGCGTCGGGCAATCGCCCATATCGTGCGGGAGGTTTTCCACACTCCAGTACACGCCACGCAAGGATGCGAAACATGCCCAGCGCCAAGCTCGCCCAGCTCCAGGACGAATCCGTCGCGATCGAGAAGGAGATCACGGATCTCCGCGCCATCGAGCCCAAGGACGACGCCGAGAAGGCGCAGATCGAGCAGCGGCTCGCCGAGCGCGGCGAGCGGGCCCTCGAAGTGGCGAAGCTCGCCCAGGCCGAGCACGACCTCGATGCGAAGGTCGCCGCCCTCCGTGGCGTTCGGGCCGCCAGCGACTCCGACAGCCGCGCGACGGTCGAGGAGCGGAAGGCTCCCGCCGTGCATGTGATGCCGGGCCGCGACGCGAAGGGCTTCGGCTCGAACGAGGCGGCCGCGAAGGCCGGCCGGTTCCTGCGGGCCCTGGCCCGTGGCGACGTGAACGAAATGCGGGCGATGGGCGAGACCTCGCCCACGTTCGACGGCAAGGGCAGCGAGCTCGTCTCGCCGGAGCTCTTCCGCGGGTTCATCGACGTCCTCGGCTACAGCTCGGTCGGCCTCCAGGTCGCGAGCCTGTACCAGACCAGTTCGAACTCGATCGTCGTGCCGAAGATTGGCGAGATCGAGGCGAGCTGGTTCGACGAGCAGGGCACCATGACCGGGGACGAGATGACGACCGACAAGGTCGAGATCGCCCTCCACAAGATGGGCCGCCTGATCGAGATCTCGAACGAGCTGGCCGAGGACGCCGCCGCCGTGGTGGCTCTGGCCCAGACCGTCGCGAACCGGTTCGCTCTTGCCATCGGCAAGAAGATCGACACCGTCTGGCTCCAGGGCGACGCCGGTAAGGGCATCGACGGCCTCGTCGGCGAGATCTCGAACGACAACACGGTCGCCCAGGGCGTCGACAACGACGGCGTCGACCTGGCCGAGCTCGTCGGCAAGATCGACAGCCGGGCGGTGAACACCGCCTGGGTGGTGAGCTCGGCCGGCTGGGCCCACATTATGAAGGCCTCGGTGGTCACGCAGTCGACGACGATCGGCGACCGCGTCCTCCCGGTCGTGATGGGTGCTCCGGTCTACCGCTGCCTCGGCCTGCCGACCGGCACGCTCGCCCTCTACGGCGACTTCGCCATGGCGACCGCGGTGGCCTACAAGGCGAACGGCCTCCAGGTCGCAGCCTCGGAGCACGCCTCCTTCGCGAAGGACAGCGTGGTCTACCGCGGCACGCAGCGGGTGGGCATCGCCAACCACGACGCCTCGTTCGTGGCGAAGCTCATCGTCGACTGACGCGAGAACCAGACGCAACGGGCCGGGGGGCCGCAAGGATGCAGCCCCCCGGCCGCTGCGTACCCGGAGGACGGCTATGCCGACTGAGTCGCAACCGCTCCGGCTGCTCCGGGCCTACCGGGGCTACCGCTCTGGCGAGGTGATCCGGGCGACCCCCGGCCTCGCCGCTCACCTGGTCGAGTCCGGCGTGGCCGCGCCCGCCGAGCCCGCCGACCGCCCGCTCTTCGATGCCAGGCCCGCCGCCGAGCGGGCCGTCGCTGCGACGCCGACCGAGACCCGATAGGAGCCCGCCATGCGACCCGACACGCTCGTCGTGACCGACATCGAGGCCGACGTGGAGCCGGTGACGCTGGACGAGGCGAAGGCGCAGCTCGGCATGATGCCGGAACAGGAGGACTTCGACGCCCTCCTGGCCGGCCAGATCGCGACCGCCCGCGAGTTCCTCGAGGCCCGCCTCGGCCGGTCGCTGGTCCTGAAGAAGTACCGGGCGAAGTGGAAAAAGCCGGTCGGCCGGAAGTTCGCCCTCCCGCGGCCGCCGCTGGTGGTCGACGAGAACCACGAGCTGGCGGTGACGGTCGACGGCGACGAGCTCGCCGGCAGCGAGTACGAGGCCGAGGCCGACGCGATGCCGGCCTACGTCGAGCTCGACGCCAGCCCGGCCGGCGAGGTCGTGGTCGAATACTGGGCCGGCCCGACGGAAGCCCAGCCTGTCTCCCGCCGGCTGAAGTCGGCGATCCTGCTCTACGTCGTGCATCTCTTCGAGAACCGCGGCGTCCTCGCGGCGAACAGCTCCGTCGAGCTGCCGCAGGCCTTCGAGGCCCTGCTCGCGAGCGAGTCACACTCCGGGGGCTGGTGAATGATTCCCGCGGGCCTGCTCACCGAGACCTTCGTCGCCGAGTCCCGGCCGGTCGCCGAGCGTGACGATCACGGCGGCCTCGTGGCCGGCCAGGAGTGGCCGGAGGTCCGCCGGTTCCACGGCAGCTACGAGGCCCAGAGCTACGTCGAGGCGGAGAACCGCGCCCAGGTCGGCGGCACGCTCCAGGCCGTGGTCCGCTGCCGCTGGTTCCCCGACATCGTCGGCGGGATGCGGCTCCGGTGGGCCAGCCGCGGCGACCGGCTGCTCTACGTCTCGGCCGTCGTCGAGCGGGCTGGCCGGACCGAGCTCGAGATCACCGTCGAGGAGCAGGTGGCATGATCTCCGTCCAGCTCGACAAGTCGTTCGACGACGAGATCGGCCAGTTCGTGCGGGCGTTCCAGACGCTCCCCAAGAACATCCGAAACAAGTACCTGAAGTCGGCTATGGCCCGCACGCTCCGGCCAGGCCGGTCGGTGCTGAAGCGATACACGCCGCCCGAGGGGATGAAGCGCGGCCGCCGGAAGAAGGGCGAGAAGCCCAGGTCGACGGGCCAGCTCCGGGCCGCTGTCGCTGTCAGGACGAAGGCGTCGAAGGACGCCGTGTTCGGAGTCCTCGGCTACAAGGCCGGAGCCCAGAGCCGGAAGGCAATCTGGCTTGAGTTCGGCACGACGAAGGGCATCGAGCCGCGCCGGATGGTCGAGCGGGCGATGGCCGAGTTCGGGCCGCAGGCCGCGGCGTCGCTCGCGAAGAGCATGGCGACCGCCTTCGAGAACGCCCTCAAGGACAAGATCCCGGCCGGCAAAGGAAAGTACAGAGGCAACTGATGCCAATTCCCGAGAAGTGGATCAAAGGCGCGATCGAGGACGCCGTCGCCGACTGCCAGGCCTGGCCGGTGGCGATGACCGGCACGGGCGACCCGCCCTATGTCGTCTACGTCCGCGAGAACACGACCCGCGAGCTCGTCCTGGCCGACACGCTCGACGCCACACCGGAAGCGAACCAGCTCCCGCCGGCCGCGACCTTCCGGCTGGACATCTACGCCGACAGCCACGTCCAGGCCTGGGAGATCGCCGAGGCTATCGGCGCGGCCTTGAACAGGTTCAAGGGCACGGTCGGCGACCTTACGATCGACTCGTGTCTTCTGACCGACGAGCGGGACGGCGACGCCGTCCGTCTCGACGGCCGGGAGGACCCGACGTACATCGTCGAGCAGACCTACGCGATCTCCTGGGAGGAGTGACGACATGCCGCTTTCCGGACTCCCCTCCGGTGGCCCGACGATCCCGGCAGGCGCGACCCGCGTCTCGCTGAAGGAGATCGACGTCACGGCCTCGGCCGCCAAGGAAGACGTCACCGACCTCGCGAGCGCCGAGCGGGAATATGCCGACCCTGTCCTGGTGGACGGGGCCGGCAACTCCGCTACGGTGACTTGCTCGGCGACGGGCTTCCTGAAGGGCTCCGCCCCGGAGCCGACGGACATCGCGACGACGACCGGCTGGATCTGCGAAGACACGGAAGAGGTCTACGAGGTCGGCAAATATGCGACCTGGTCGGCCAACTGGTCCTACTACCCGTCAGAGGAGGAGTGATCCGAGATGCCGCTGACATCCTCACAAGGCAACGCCTACGGGATCGCCGGGGCGACGAAGGTCACGATCAAGAAGACCCGGTCGACGAGCGACAACAAGCTCGACGCCTCGACGCTGTCGCTGGCTCACGGTGCCGACCGCGTCTACGAGGACGGGCTCACGGACAACGGCCCCGGCGGCGAGGGGATCACCGTCACCGTCGCCGTCGAGTTCCTGGGCGATACGGCCCCTGCCGTGGGGTCGACGAACACGTTCGGCGGTGTTCTCTGTAAGTGCATCGACGCCGATATCTCGAACGAGGCCGGGGCCCTGGTGAAGGGGGTCGCGAACTTCACCAGCGACTACACCTAGCCCAGGCTTTCGCCGCTACGGCCGAGGGCCACCATGCCGACCCCAACCTCGCAGGGCTCGACCGTCACGTTCGGCGGGACTCCGATCGGCCGCCTGACATCCTTCCGGGTCACGCCAGCGACGGCCGTGATCGAGGACGTGACGAACGTCGGGAGCGACGTGATCGGAGCCGGGGCTACGGCCCGCGTCCTGCGAGAGATCGCGTGTACCGGTGTTGAACCAGGCGGCGTAGATATCACGCTGTTCGGGTGCCCTCCGTTTGTCTCGGATGACACGGGCCTGGAGGCCTACCTGATCGTCACGTTCGACGGCGGCGGCTTCGAGAACTACGCGATCCTGGAATCCTTCGAGGTGACGGGCAACGTCGGGCAGTTCCTGACCGGCGCGGCACGGTTTCGATTTATGGGCCAACTGGACACCGACTGACACATGACAACGGCATCTGAACTATTCGGCGAACATAAGCCCGAGCTCCTCGAGGTGACGCCCCCCGGCGTCGAGAAGGCGGTGAGGCTCCGCTACCCGTCCTACGGCGAGTGGCACAAGCTGGCCGTCGCCCACCAGCAGCTCGACGGCAAGGCACCGCCGGCCGAGCTGATCGTCGACACGATCGCGGCCTGCCTCTCCGACGAGAACGGGAAGCGGCTCCTGTCGGCCGACAAGTCGAAGGGCCTCCTCGACGCGAGCCCGCGCGTCGTGATGTGGCTCTACAAGAAGTGTTGGGAGACGGTTCTCCGGAACGACGACGACGCCGTCGCGGAATTGGAAAAAAACTCCGGAGCCGGGCAGGACTCGTAGATCTGTTCCTGTACCGGCTCGCTGCACACCATCGCATCCCTAACCCCGAGGAGTGGAAGTACGAGCTAAGTCTCCGACAGTTCCAGATGTGGCTCGCCTATTACCGCGTCGAGCCCTTCGGCGAGGACTGGCTGAGAACGGCACGGCAGACGGTGATGATCCTAAAGGGCCTTGGATGCAAGGTTGAAGAGCAGTTCGAGGAGAAGTTCCTCCCCGGCTATGACCCAAACCGAGAGATGACACCGGACGAGATCGAGGCGGAACTAAGCAAGCTATCCCGAGCGTTCCCGAGGCGATGACATGACGGCGATCGGCAAAGTATCAGCGGTGTTCACGGCATCGACGAGCGGCCTGACGGCCGGCGTCAACCGGGCATCGTCCAGCATGAAATCGCTCGAGGCCTCGGCAAAGTCGCTGCGGTCCGGGATGTCGTCGCTCGTCGCGATCCAGGGGGCCCAGCTCTTCGGGTCAATCGCCTCGTCGGCGTCGCAGGCCGTCGGGAGCCTCGTCAGGTTTGGCGCGGCCCAGGGCGAGGTCGTCGACCAGACGAGCAAGATGGCGGCCCGCTTGGGGATGACCTACGGCGAGCTCGCGGGCCTCGGCCTGGCCGGCGAGCTGGCCGGCGTCTCGCTCGACCAGATCGGCGCGGCCGCCACGAAGGCCGACGTCGCTCTCGTCAAGGCGACGAACGGATCGAAGACGGCGGCCGCCGCCTTCGGCAACCTCGGCCTGAACGTCGAGCAGCTCGCCGGCCTGAACGCCGCCGACCGGTTCGACGCGATCGCCCAGTCGATCGCGGCCCTCCCGACCGAGGCCCAGCGGGCCGCGGCGGCCGTCCAGATCTTCGGCCGCGCCGGGGCCGACCTCCTGCCGCTGTTCAACGGTGGGGCGGAGGCCATCGCCGAGGCCCGCGCGGAGGCCGAGCGGTTCGGGCTGACGCTCACCAATGCCCAGGGCCAGGACGTGGAGGCCATGAACGACGCCTTCACGCGGGCCCAGAAGGCGATCGCGGGCGTCGTCCAGCAGATCGTCGCCTACCTCGCCCCGGCGGTCGACGCGGTCGTGACCAGCTTCTCGAACCTCATCGGATCTATCGGCGGCGCGAACATCGGCCAGGCCATCGGCGACGGCATCCTCCAGGCGGCGCGGTTCCTGGCCGGGATCGGCGACTTCATCATTCAGAACTTCGGGAGCACGTTCGAGTATCTCTCCCAGGTTGGGCAGCAGTGGGGCGCGGTGGGCGACTTCTTCAACCGGGCGGCAAACTTCCTGTCCGGCGTCTTCAACGCCGCCCAGGCTGGCCTCGGCATGGTGATCCTGGGTTTCACTGGGGCCTTCGAGACGCTCGCCACGGTGGCCCAGCAGATCGGCCAGTACCTGGGCTTCGACACGTCGACGCTCGACGCCGTCGTCGCCGGGGCCCAGGCCTTCAACCAGGAGATCTCGAACGGGATCACGCAAAACCTCACGGCCGCCCAGGAGGGCTTCGCCAACGCCTTCGCCACCAACGCCGCGCCGGTAGGCCAGGCGATCGCTGGCCCGCTCACGACGGCCCTCGACGGTGCCATCGCCCAGGCCAACGCCTCGGCCAACGCGATCGACGAGGCCAAGCCCGCCCCTGTCGAGATCGCCCAGACCGTCGAGATCGCGTCGATCAACGAAGCTCTGAAGGGCATCGACTCGCGGTCGAGCGAGGGCGTCTCGGAAATGTTCCGGCTGATGCGCGGCAACGGTGCCGACGTTCAGCAGCAGCAGCTCTCCGTCCTCGAGCAGATCGCCGAGAACACGGCGGCCGGCGACGACACCTACCCCTTCGCTCTGGACTGAATCATGGCTGTGATCGGATGGCGGCGCGTGGCGGACGGGACCGGCTTCTCCGGCAAGGTCGGCGAGCCGCTGCGCTATGACGAGGCCTGGCTGATCCGCGTCGATTCGCCGCTGACATCGAAGCAGACGATCGTGAAGGCGGTCCCCTGCGGCTGGTACTCCGCACACTGGGAGAACGCCGACTGTAAGGCGATGGAGTTTAAGCTCGCGCCACGCAATCAGGACGGGATGCTCTGGCGGCTCGACGTCTCGTTCTACCCGCCGCCGCCGCGGGAGAAGCTCAACGGAGACGGCATCCCGGAGGACTTCTGGGAACGGCAGGGCGGCGCGTCGACGGTGCCGGTGTTCCGTGACCGCGACGGCGGCATGATCGTGAACGCAGCCGGCGACCCGATCGAGGGGCTGGAGAAGGAGCGGGAGGAGACGACCTGGGTCCTCACGAAGTTTTACCAGGACGATAGCTGGCGGGACGATGTGGTCGAGTACGCCGGGTCCGTCAACTCCGAGACCTGGGCCGGCGGTCCGGCCCTCACCTGGAAGTGCTACTTCAAGTCGGCCAAGCGCCGCGAGATCGAGAACGTCGCCCGAGGCAAGACCGCCGACAACGGCGCGGAAGGCGAACCTGTCGAGGGCGGCGAGGACGAGAAGCTGACGATCGTCGAGACGGCCTGGGAGTTCAGGTACGAGCCGGAGACCTGGAAGGTGATGCCGTGGGACTGCGGGTTTCACGAGCTGGTCAGCGGCGAGCGGAAGGCGATCGTCGGGGCCGACGGGAAGGCCGTGAAGCAACCCGTGGCCCTGAACAGCAACGGCACGAAGAAGGCCGACGGAGAGGCCCCGAGCGTGATCCGCGGCGGTGCTGGGGCGAACGTCTATCCCGAGAAGGCCTTCGCCGGAGCGTTCGGCGAGCCGTTCATCGTGCCGGAGGCCTGACGCATGGCCTCGCCTCGCAAGGTCTCGTGGAACGAGAACGACGCCCGCCGTGTGGCCGCGGCCACGCTGGCCTACGAGCGCGGCAATCGGGACATGCCGGGGCTGCGGTTCCGGCAGGGCGGCGACGACGGCGATCCGGTCCGCCTCTGCAAGACCTCCGCCGTGTGGAACCGCGACACGATCGCCACGCTCAACGTCTGGGAGGACGGGACGCCGCCGGGCGAGACGCAGTCGACGGGCCAGACCGTTGACGCGGTGAACAAGATGCACAAGGTCGCCAGCGGCACATGGGTCATCGTGGCCCGTGCCGTGAACGGGACCTGGTATCTCGTCGAGGCTGGCGACAACCAGAGCGAAAGCTGCGCGAGTCCGTCGATCGCGGGCCGCGACCTAACCGAGCTGCCGGGGTATGACGCTGCGAAGAAGCAGGCCCTCACCCACGACCTCGGCTGCCTGAAGTGGATCGACCTCGAGGACTGCCCGGCCTGACATGGCGATCGTCAGACACAACGGCGCGATCATCACGCACAGCGGCAAGATCGGCACCGGCGCGGCCTGCTGCTGCGACGTCGAGCCGTGCGATCCGTGCGCCAGCTTCCCCGGCGGAGTGGCTCGTGGGTGGGTGCTCAGAGGTACGTTTTTTGCGGCCGGAACGTGGGTTAGTCCAGCCAGCGGGTTTGGGGGGGTGTTTGCCTACACGGCCCCCGATGTCTGGGTTCCTGAGTTTGCGTTTCCGGAGCCTTACTGGCTGCTCATTCGCTCGGAGGACGGAACGCTCTACGACTGCGACGGCCCGTGGACGCCGGTAGAGGGCGACCCCAAAGACGCCACGATAATCGCCAACCCTCCACCGGACGACGGCCAGTGGTACGAGGGCGTCTACCTCGACGGCCGAGTGGCGTGGTATCTCGCCTGCGAGGTTCGGCCATGCGACCTAACATTCGTTGGCGCTGGCGGTGGCGCGCTGGTGATTGACTCGTTTTCGTTTCTCGGGTCGCCATGCGACGAGGCGATCTGCTGCAGCGGCAACGACGCCGCGCCGACGCTGGCAGCGCCTGGAGCGTGCGGACACTCGAACTACGTTTTCGGAGGGCCGCCCGGCACGCCGCAGGCCCAGTGCCTCGGGGCCTGCTGCCACGACCCAGGCACCGGCACCGAGTGCATGGAGCCGCAGACGCTGGACGGCTGCGACGGCCTCGGTGGCACATGGCACAGCGGCGAAATGTGCGCGGCCGACCCGTGCAACCTGTTTCCATGATTACAGGCCCGCGTCAACAGTTCGTCGCCAGGGCCACGCAGCGTGGCTACACGCTCGACGAGGTGGCCGCCTGCATCGTGGCCGAGGACGGCGACACGCTCACGGTGGACGAGACGCACCCGGCGTATCCAAGGCCACGCGGGCCGAGCCTCGCCCAGAAGGCCGTCAACCTCGCCGCCGCTGCCGCCCAGCACGTCGCCGCCGGGATGCCCCTGGCTGACCAGGCCGAGATCGACCGGCGGCACGCGATCTGCCAGCAGTGCGAGCACTACGACGGCACCGCGTGCAGTCAGTGCGGATGCCCGGTGGTGCGGGAGCGGAATTGGCGGAGCAAGCTCTCATGGGCGGAGCAAGCCTGCCCGGTTGGTAAGTGGGGGCCGGTTGCCCGTTGACTCACCCACCGGGGGGCGTATCACAGGCAGACCGCACGACAGGAGGCAAGGATGCCCGCTGCCGACCCGATTACCGCCATGGCCCGCAGGCTGGCGGCCGAGCATCCCGACGCCCCGACTCGCACGCTGGCCCGTCGGCTGGTCCGCGAGAGCAAAGGTGCCATCACGATCGAGCAGGCCCGCAAGCGGATGGCCCGGCAGTTCGGCGTGAACGGCACGGCGAACCGACAGGACATGAAGCGGACTGTCGTCCCTCGGCCGCCGCGACAGGCTGGCGTGGTCTACGGCCTGCCGCCGTCGAAGGCCGAGCGGTGGAGCCCCTACACGCTCGAGGTCACAGGCCGAGTCGGCATCCTGTCCGACGTTCACGTCCCCTACCACTCCGAGGTCGCGGTCGCCGCGGCTGTCGAGTACCTGAAGGCCGCCGACATCCAGGCCCTGTTCCTCAACGGCGACATCTGCGACTTCTACTCGATCTCCCGATGGATGAAGGACCCGAGGTCCCGCGACTTTGTCGGCGAGCTCGAGGCCGTCCGCGGGTTCCTCGGCTGGCTGCGGCAGGAGTTCCCCGACATCCCGATCGTATTGAAGGCAGGGAACCACGAGGAACGGTGGAATCATTACATCTGGCAACACGCCCCGGAGCTGTCGAGCGACCGGCTGACGAGCCTCCATGCGTGGCTCCATCTGGCCGAGCACGACATCGAGCTCGTCGAGGATCAGCGGCCCGTCATGCTAGGGAAGCTGCCCGTCCTCCATGGGCACGAGCTGCCGAAGGGGCTGGCCGCGCCGGTGAACGTGGCCCGCGGGGCGTTCCTCCGGACGCTGGCCTCTGTGCTGGTCGGCCATTCGCACCGGTCCAGCGGACACGCGGAAAGCGACATGTGGCACGCGGAGACCTTCTGCTGGTCGACCGGCTGTCTGTGCGACCTGACGCCGGAGTACGCCAGGATCAACCGCTGGAACTGGGGCTTCGCGATGGTCGACGTCCGCGAGGACGGCGAGTTCGACGTGGATAACTTTAGGATCACGTCCGAAGGCAAGGTCCGGAGCTCGTGATATGTCGCGGCCGCGCGTCTTTCAGATCGGCGGCAGGCGGTGGCGGTGGGTCTACCGGAAGATGCGGACGGCCTTCGGGCTGTGCGACTACGGCCGCCGCGAGATCACGATCGACTCGTCTCCATGTCACACGGGCCAGGCCCGGCTCGACACGGAGATCCACGAGGCCCTTCACGCCCTCCAGGCCTTCGCCACGGAGGAGCACACGACCGCCGTTGCAAACACGCTGTCCGAGATCCTCTACGGCCTAGGCTACCGGCTGACCGACCAGGTCGAGGGGCGCGGCTACATCGGGAAATGACATGTCGACCCGCCTCTCGCTCGAGCAGCTCGACCAGGCCGAGACGCTCTGCCGCCGGCTGGGGCCGGCTAACTGCTGGACTGGGTCTGGCGGGACGTTAGCTTCGCTGGCCTTGTGGATGATCGGCGAGCTGCGGCAGGCGAGACGGAAGGAGCGACCGATGCGACTGATCGGGATCACGGGCAGGGCCGGGGCCGGGAAGAACACCGTCGCGGCGATGGTGCCTGGGGCCGTGACGATCCAACTGGCCGACCCGCTCTACGCGATGGTCGCCGCGATGACCGGCCTGCCGGAGTCGCTGCTCCGAGATCGCCAGGCGAAGGAGCGGCCGCTCCCCGGCCTCGGCAAGTCGCCCCGCCAACTGCTCCAGACGCTCGGCACCGAGTGGGGCCGCGAGCAGCTCGGCCGAGATGTCTGGGTCTCGCTCTGCCAGCGGCGCGTCGAGCAGCTCGCCGAGGCCGGCTGGGATGCCGTGGTCGTCGCGGACATCCGGTTCGACAACGAGGCCGCCTGGGTCCGGCGAGCCGGCGGCGAGGTCTGGGAGGTCGTGCGACCCCATGACGGAACTGGTCAGGGGGTCCGCTACCACTCCTCCGAGGCCGGCGTCGCCGCCGACCTGGTCGACCGCCGGATCGTGAACGACGGGAGCCTCGACGAGCTGCGGGCCGCCGTGGCCCTGCCGGGGCCTGTGGCCGCCTGACATACGTCAAGCCGACCGCCTCACGCCACGCTGCCCGATCTTCTTAGAGTGCCCCCCCCCCCCCCGTATCTTTCCTGGCTTGACTGGCAAGCGCCGCCACGAGCAGCTCGCGCGGCGGCGGCACGCTGCCGCCGAGGATCGACTGGTCCCCGTAGCTGGCCTCGAACACGGCCCGCGTGTTGCCGAGGTGCCGGTGGCCGGCGTAGGGCTGCTGAAGCTCGACGTCGGTGCCGGACCCCCGGCGGATCCATTTCCATGTCCCGGCCCGGATGCCGGCCCGCCTCACGAGTCTCTTCACCTGGTCTCGGAATGTCTCGTGTGAGGACGGCCACGGCATCACCAGCGACCGCGGGCAGGCCTTCAGGCTGGCCTCCAGGGCCGCCATCGTGGACGGGCTGAAGCGGAACGTGGCGATCTTCCCGGTCTTCGACTGGGTCCAGCAGACCGACCCGTCGGGCCGGACGGCCGACACCGGGAGGGCGATCTGGTCGCCCCACCGGATGCCAGAGTCCCACGCGACCCGGACGGCCAGGTCCCACCAGACACTTCGGCGAAGTCCGCAGCGGTGCCAGCGCGGCAGGCCGTGGCAGGCGGCCAGGAGCTGCTCGACCTCGGCCTTCGTCCAGGCCGTGACCACCGAGGCCGGGACCCTGGTCTTCCGCACACGTCGCGACACGGGCTCCTCGCAGGCCCCATCGTCGGCGGCCGCCCGCCAGAGGGCGAGGAGCATGTTCTTTTTCCCGCGGACAGTGGCGGGCTTCCTGCCGGCCGAGTAGTCCCGCAGCCACTCCGAGACGCTCCGCTCGTCGAGCTGGTCGAGTGGGACCGGCCCACCGGCCCAGCGTTCGAACAGGTCGGCCACGATGACGTATTGCCGGACGGTGGACGGTCGAACGTCCCGGAGCAGGCTGTAGCCTGTCCGGGCGTATTCCCCCAGCGTGTGCGGTCCTGATCTTCGGAACATGGTGCGACCTCGAGGCGTACCACAGCAAGGGGTTCCGACCCCCTCACCGTGGCGAGGTTCGCGACAGTCTCCGTTCCGTCGCAGGCCCGTCAAACGCCCCGCAAAACCTGAAAGTCCGGCACGCGGCACCGTTGGCCGTTCAGTTCCGGTAGAGCATCGGTCTACGGAACCGAAGGTTGCTGGTTCGAGCCCAGCGGGGTGTATTCGGTCCTAGTTCACCGTATGGGTTGACGAGGGCCAGAGGCAAATTCCGGCGGGTGTTGATTCGCCCCCGCCGGAAAATACCTTCCGGAGGCTATGAAGGTGTTCATCCACGAAAAGACGAAGAAGCCGGTCGTGACCGCCGACGAAGCGGCGAAGCTGCTCGGCATCGACGCGAGCAACATCCGCCACTGGGGACGGAAGGGCGACCTGACGAAAATCGTGGACTCCCCTCGTCGCGTCTACTACTATCTCGACGAGGTGAAGCGGCGAAACGAGGACGCGGCCGCCAATAACAAGAAGCGCGGCGGGCGGCCACGCAAGGGAGGCACGGCAGCCTGACCAGACCCACTGGAGGTGCCATGCTCGCGAAGCTGTCCACACTGGCGATTTACGCCGTCCGCTCGACCGGCCTCCTGCTCGTGGCTGGCGTCTGCGTGATCACGGCCTTCGTCTCGCTCTTCAGCCAGAAGCCCAGCGTCGGCATGGCGGCAGTGTCGGCGTGGGCCGCAGCCGCCGCGATCCTCTCCTGGCCGCGCGTCCCCGATGCCTGGCGGCGCGACCCGCCCACCGAGCGGCAGCTCGCCTATGCCGAGAAGCTCGGCCTCGTCGTGCCGGAGGGCGTCTCGAAGGGACAGCTCTCCGACATGATCTCGCAGGCGACCGGACGCTAGCACGCCCACGAAGCGGCGTTTCTGCGGCGAAAACCGCCGTTTCTTTTTTCTCTGAAGCTGGCCTTGACCATTTCACGATACTGTGGATATCTTCCCCGCCACGTCATGGATGACTTCGGCAGTGGGAGTCACCAGTGCATGGAGGCACAGATGAACGTCGAGGTCTGGATCGAGTTGGTTCTCGTGATCGTTCGGGTTCTCGCGGCCGGGATGGCCGGTTGATTTTTGCCCCTCATTACACGCTACGGAGAAATGGCATGCACGCCAACACGGAACGGATGCCGGGGGACGCGGAGGCCGCAGCGGCCGCCGCCGGGATGGCCGAGACCTACGGCCGCGCGACGCCCCACGCGGTCGGCGACTCGATCTGGTTCTCGCCGACCGTCGGAGCGATGCCCCGCCAGGGCAAGGTCGAGCGGGCCGACTGGTACGGCCTGATCGTCCGCGACGACGAGGGCCAGGCCCACACGATCGCCGCCTCGCAGATCGCGGAGTTCTGAACATGACCAGAACCGCACACCACCGAGCGGCCAACCGGCCCGGCCCGTGGCATAGCTGGCGGCAGCGATGCGCGGGCAACCTCCAGCGGCTCTTCGCCTGCTACCGCAGTCTCGACGAGCTGCTGGCCTACGAGGTCGAGGCCTCGGCCCCGATCGCCCTGAAGTCGGCCCGCCTGCGGGCGAAGGTTGTCCGCGATGCGGCGGCCGCGCTCGTGAACGACACCGACGGGAGGTCGTGGGAATGACGCTCGACGGACTCGTGATCGCCGGCCTCGCGTTCTCGATCACGCTCTTCGTGATCTCGGTCGCGGCCCTGGGGATCGTGGCCTTGAAGATTCAGGAGGACCGCCGCGGCAACGGATGCCACGGCGGAGGATGCCGGCGGAGGCCGGCCGGGAAGGGATGCAACCGCGGCCGAGGGGTGGAAGGAAACGCCCCCGGCTTCATTTCACGGGAGGACTGACGATATGGCTCTGAAGATTGTGCGCGGCCGGCAGCGGTCGCATGTGCGGGCGGTGATCTACGGGACCGAGGGGATCGGGAAGTCGACGCTCGCGTCGCAGTTCCCGACGCCGCTCGTCCTCGACACCGAGGACGGGACGCGACATCTGGACGTGGCTCGTGTCTCATGCCCCGACTGGGCCACGCTCGAGGGCTCGCTCCACGAGCTGGCCCGCGACGCCCAGGGCTTCGAGACGGTCGTGATCGACTCCGTCGACTGGGCCGAGCGGGCGATGATCGAGCAGATCCTCCGCACGAGCGGAAAGAAGTCGATCGAGGACTTCGGCTTCGGCAAGGGATACACGCTCGTCGCCGAGCGGATCGGCCGGTTCCTCCAGCTCGCCGACGACCTGGTGGCCCGCGGCCTGCATGTCGTGCTGGTCGCACACGCCCAGGTGAAGCGGACCAGCCCGCCGGACATGCAAGACGGCTTCGACCGCTACGAGCTGAAGCTGACGAAGCAAACCGCCCCGATCGTAAAGGAGTGGTCGGACCTCCTCCTCTTCGCGACCTATAAAACCTCGATCGTCGAGGGGGCCGACGGCCGGAAGAAGGCGGCCGGCGGGAAGGAGCGGGTGATGTACGCCGAGCGGTCGGCGGCATGGGACGCGAAGAACAGGTTCGGCCTGCCGTCCGTTATGCCGATGGGCATCGGCTCGCTCGCCACCATCTTCGAGCCCCCGGCCGTGGCCGCAACTGTGGCCGCGAAGAAGAAGGCCCCGGCCGACGTGCCGCTCGTCGAACAGATCGCCCAGTACATCCGCGACGCGAAGGATGTCCGGACCCTTGGCCGGATCGGCGACCGGATCGAGGAGCTCGCCAGCGACGGCCAGCTCTCCGACGTGGAGGTCGCCGGACTGATGGGCGAGGTCAACGCCCGCCACAACACCATCGAACCAGAGGGCGCGGATGTCGTGGTTTGACCGGTGGCCCGCCCAACGTCGCCGCGACGAGACGGGCGGCATGTCCTGGAAGGAGTTCGTGGTGGCCTGCCGGTCGGCCGGCGTCCACCGGAGCGACAAGCGGATCCGCGAGGCCCTCGTGGTCGCGGGACTGAGGACACGAGCGGCACCGGGGCCGGCGGGCTACACGGCAGAAATGATCGAAGCGGTCCGAGCGTATACGGGCCGCAGTGGAACGGAAGCGAAGTAGGAGAACTGACCTATGGACTGGGGATTTGAGGACATCGACCTGGAAGAGCCGGCGCAGCCGACCGCCCTGGAGCGTGAGCTCGTGCCGGAAGGTGAGCACACGTTCCAGATCAAACGAGTGACGGAGACCGACAAGCGGCTGACGGTCACGCTTGCCCACAGCGAGCCGCGCTACGGCTGGGTGTGGGTCGAGCTGCCGAAGGATAAGGACTGGGCGGCCCGGATCGTCGCCAGCCTGGCGAAGGCGATCGGCCTCACGGCCGAGCAGTGGCGGGCGACGGAGGTCGGCGACCTGGCCGGCCGGTGGGTTCGCTGCCAGGTCTACCACCGAGAGGGCAACGCCGGGAAGGTGTTCGTGAACGCCCGGAAGTTCCTCCCGGCCATGGTGGCCGACGTGCCGGGGGCCAAGGCCGAGGAGAAGCCGGCCGCGAAGCGGTCGCAGGCGGCGAAGGCCCACGCGGCGACGACGGAGGGCAATCCCGATGCGATCCCCTTCTGACACGGTCTACAAGGTCGTGATCACCGACATGATCGAGCCGCACGGTGTGGGCACGATCACGATGGTCGGGCAGCTCGAGCAGCTCGGCGAGCAGACGCTCGTCCGCTGCGGCCAGGTCCTCCACGAGGCCGACGGCTGGTACGTCGACCGAGCGGAGGCCGACCGCGACGCGGCCGACATCATCGAAGCCCGAGCCGTGAGGCTGACGGCGCAGGCTGAGGGACTAAGGAAGCGGAGTGTGCCGTGGGACTCACCGACCTGGTAGCTACCGCCGGCCCGCGGTGGCCGCAGCGGCGAAGCACGGAGCCGCATCCGCCCGTAACGCCGGCCTAGTGCGGACCAACGCCGGCAGTCGAGGCTCGGAAAAACCTCCTTTCGCTGAGTGACTCGGCCGGTCGCCCGCACGAGACGCGGGCCAACACAAGGGAAAACGATGGACATCACATTCGCAGACATCGCGGAGCGATACCTGGACGAGCGGGTCGTCACGCCGACCTACCGGAACAACGTCCGTAGGATCGCGAAGCTCGTCAAGCATCCGACCGCCGAGGCCGTCAATCGGTTTCTACGGCGGCGATCCGAGGAGCGGAGTAGCGTCACGGTCCGGTCGGAGCGGGTCGTGCTCGTCTCGCTCTGGCGGTGGGCTTACGAGTCCCGGCTGATCGAGGACGCCCCTCGCGGCGTGGTCCGGATCAAAGCCCGCCGCGCCCCGACGAAGGCCTGGACTGTCGAGCAGCTCCGGGCCGCGATCGAGGCGACGCGGAAGTATGACCGGAAGCTCCTGCTGTCTGGGGCGTCGAAGGGGCTCACGCTGCGGGCCTGGCTGCTGCTCGGCTACGAGGCCGGGAGCCGGTGGGGCGACCTGTTCGCGCTCCGGGGCGAGCAGATCGACCGGGACACGATCTCGTGGACGCAGTCGAAGACGGGCGACCCGATCGTCCGCACGCTCTCGCCGGCCTGCCTGGAAGCCTGCCGCGAGATGCTCGCCCACTCGCAGGACGGGACGATCCTCGGCTGGGCCGTCGGCAAGCGGCAGTCCATGCGGCTGATGCGGCAGTTCCTCGACGAGGTCGGCATCGGCGGGACATCGAAATGGCTCCGCAGGAGCGGCGCGACCCACATCGAAATGGCCGAGCCCGGCAAGGCCCGGCATCACCTGGGCCATCGGACGATGGACCTGGCCGCGAAGGCGTACATCGACTGGACCCAGGTGCGACGGAACGCGCCGAAGACCCCGGAACTGATCCACGGAGGGAATCATGGTGGCGACTTTTCGTCCTGACTGGGAGGAGCGGACCTGGCAGCTTGCCCATGACCTGGTCGTGAGGCTGGCCCTCGAGGTCGTCGAGCAGGGCCGCGACCCTACCGAGGCCGCGCTCCAGTGCGTCGAGCTCGCCGAGACGGCCGCCGCGGCCTACCGGGCGACATCGACATCCGGCCCCGGCGTGGAGGCCCTGTGATGCCGACCTTCATCGACGCCCAGTGTGATCTCCCGATGTTCGCGGCCGCCCGCGCGGCCGGCGAGAAGGCCGCCGATGCCTGCCAGGCGAAGGCCGAGGCCGCCGGCTGGGACCGCGAGGCCGCGAAGGTCGTCGTGATGTCGGCCCTCGGCCGCGCTGGCGGCCCGCTCTCCGGCGAGCAGCTCGTGAACGAGTGCATCGCGGCCGGGATCGTGCCGCACGACACGCGGGCCTTCGGGCCGGTGATCGCGTCGCTCGCGAGGGCCGGCCGGATCGAGGCCGTCGGGTTCGCGGTTCGCCAGAAGGGCCACGGGACGGCCGGGGCGAGGTTGTGGGCGATCGCCAACGCAACAGTAGGAGGGCCAACTGATGGCCGGTGAGTGGATACCAGTCGACATCGCCCTCGGCTCGAAGCCGGAGGTCCAGGAGCTCGTCGACTTGTCCGGCCAGGGCGTCGAGGTGGTCGTGTACCGCCTCCTCCAGCTCTGGGGATGGGCGAGTCTCAACTCCGCGGACGGAACGGCCAGAGCGACCCCGGAGCGGCTCGCGAGGGTCTGCGGGGGCGAGGCGGAATTCTGGAGACACGTCGAGTCGGTAGGCTGGATCGAGTTCGACGCCGAGGTCGGGACCGCCACGATCCCAGGATGGGGTCGTCGGTTTTCGATGGCGGCGAAGGCTCGCGCCTGCAAAAACGACCGGCAGCGGCGCTACGCTGACGCTGAAATGGCGCAGCAGCGCCAGCCGCGCGCCAGCAGAGGAGAGGAGAGTACAGATTCCTCCTCCTCCGCGCGGAAAGCTGCGCGACGGAAGCCGGAGCAGCCGGCAGCGGCCACGCCGGCCGCCGACTGGGACGCCCTGCAAGCCGCCTGGAACGCCGGCAGGCGGGACGAGGACCCGCAGCGGTGGCGATCCCCTGCCCCGCCGCAGCAGGCCGAGGCGCGGCTCGCGGAGGCCGGCTGGCTCGAGCTGGCCCAGCAGGCGATCCAGCGGCTCCCGCAGTGCCGCTACTTCCGGACGCCAGTCACGCTGCCCCAGCTCTGCGGCCAGGGCTTCGTCGACCGCGTCCTGGGCGGGCAGTATGACAAGCCGCCAGCCACGAAGGCCGGCCCCGGCCCGCGCGGCCCGGACGACCGGCCGCCGGCCCAGGGCTTCCAGGGCGACGACGCGGCCCGGTTCGAGGCCACACGGCGGGCCCTGGCCGACAAGCTCCGCCAGGAGGCCGCATCCGCATGATCCTCGACATCACGGCCGAGCAGATGACCGAGGCCTGCCGGACGGTCTACGCCCCCGGCAAGTACGAGCACGCCCCGGCCCAGATCTTCTACGATCACGCCTGGGGGCGGGCGACGTACATCCGCTGTTCGTTCCCGGAGAAGTTCACCCACGCCGCGGCGACGAAGCTCGACCAGCTCCGGGCCCTGCTGAAGGGCCAGTACGGCGTCGATGCCGATGTCGTGATCTGCGTGTACTACGACCGGATGGACCCGGACGATCTGTACCGGCACGCGGTCTCCCTGGCCGACCGTTAGAGGCTGGATTCAGGCTGCGGCCCGCCTACCTTCGGGGTCGCATGGATGCGACCTCGATCACGTTCTCGCTGGACGGCCCGCCGATCCCGCAGCCGCGGCCCCGGAGCACGCGCGGCGGGCGGATGTACACGCCGACGAAGAACGGGATCGGCATCTACAAGCAAGCGCTCCAGATCCGCGCGTCCCTGGAGGCCAAGCGGCGCGGCTGGCAGTCGACAGACGCCCCCCACGCGATCGACATCGAAGCGGTCTTCGAGCGGCCGCCGTCACACCTGACGAAGGGCGGCGAGCTGCGGGCCGGGAGCCCAGGCTATCCCGGCCACCGGAACGGCGACTGGGACAACCTCGCGAAGGGCGTCCAGGACGCGATCACCAACTCCGGGGCGATCTGGCACGACGACAGCCAGGTCGTCGAGGGGCGATGTCGCAAGCGATACGCGAGCCGCGGCGAGCTGGCCCGGACGGTGGTCACGATCACGAGGCTCCCCGATGCGCCGCCGTCGTGACCCTGGACCGTGCCAGAAGCGGCTCCTGTCGCCCGAGCAGGAGCAGGCGGCGCGGGAGCTGTGGGCAGCCGGTGGAAGCCGCGACGAGGTCGCCAGGGCGGCCGGCGTCACGGTGGACGTGATCCGCGCGCGGCTGAACGACCAGCTCGCCGACCTCCCCAGGCGCGGCCGTGGCGGCAACCGGCGGCCACCATCGCCAGACCCCAGCCCCGAGGAGATCTGGGGCAGGCTCGTGCTCGAGGCCCAGGCACGATGGACGGACGAGGAGCGCGAGAAGGCCTGGGTCGGTTCAAGCAACGGCAGGCCGACCGGACACTGACACGACCATGGCGATCCGCTACCGGCCTCGAAATCTCCGGATCCTCTCGCTGATGCGGAAGCGGCTGAAGCGCCGCCCGGCATCGCCGGCGACGATCCTGACCGAGGCCGGCGACCAGCTTAAGGCCGAGAACGGGAACTACCTCCGGACGGAGCAGAACTGATGCCCGACGTAAAGATCTCCGCACTGCCATCCGGCACGGCCAACGCGGCCGCCGTGGTCCCGGCAACCAACGCCGCCGGCACGACGACCCAGAAGGTCACGCTCGGCTCGATCCGCGACCTCCCGCACACCCACGCGATCGTCGACATCACCGGCCTTCAGACGGCCCTCGACGGCAAGCAAGCGAGCGGCAGCTACGCGGCGGCGACCCATGCGTCGACTCACCAGACGGGCGGCGCTGACGCGATCCCGAACGTCGTGACGAGCCCGGCCCAGCTCACGGCCGACCAGAACAACTACAACCCAGGGACCGGCGACATCTTCCGGCTCGACGCGAGCGCGGCCCGGAACATCACCGGGGTCGTCGCTGGCACGAACGGCCAGGCGATCCTCCTGGTGAACACTGGCAGCCACGCTATCACGCTCCGCCACCAGTCGACCTCGAGCACGGAGGCGAACCGCCTGGTCGTGCCGTGGGCCGGCGACTACGTCATGGCCGCCAACGGCGGCGCCGCCCTGCTGATCTACTTCACCGCGCTGTCGCGGTGGCGTGTGATCTAGCGCGGCCTCACATCCCTACAGTACGGACATTCCCGCATGTGCCCGATGAGTCCTAGGTTGCTTCGGCCGCGAGCCTCTGGCGGCACCCACCCGGAAGCTCTGGATTGGGCGACCCGCGTCACGACCAACGGCGGCACGTTCAC